CCCCCGGTGTGGGCGACTTGAAGCCGCTCCATGGCGTCGTCGAATTTGGCGAAAGCTCATGGGATGGAATACACGCCTATACGGTTCAACCAAAGAGGAGAGCAAAGATGACGCTCAAAACCCTTGCTGATTGCACCGCGCGCTTGACCGCATTGACGGCTGAGATTGCAGAAGAGCAGGACGCTGAAAAGCTCGCTGCCCTTTATGCAGAGCAGTCCGAAGTGTCCGGCAAGATCGTGGAACTGTCAGCCAAGCCGCCCAAGTCGAAAGACAAGGCCGGTGAAGGCGATGATGAAGGCGATGGCGGATCGGCCAGTGTCGACGCCGTCGACTTCAAAAAGATGCAGGATGATATGGAAGCGATGCGCACCGAGCTCGCTGCTTCCGGCGAACGCGAGCGCGCCGCTCGGGTTGAGGCCAAAGTCAAAGACCTGCGCGTTCCCTCTCTTCGTGATCATGTCGCGGCCCTTTATGATCTGGCCTCCCGGTCGGACACTCAGGTTCGCTTCTTCATCAGCGAAGATGACAAGGGTGAAAAGAAGTACGGCGATGTTGCTGCGATCAAGGTCATCGACGATCTGGTCGCCCGCATCAACAAATCCACCGAAAGACTTTTCACCACTCTGGGTCACACCGGTGACTTCAAACGGGATGACGAGCCCGCCGCCGAGACGACCGAAGATGCCGGTGCCGAGTTGAGTCGGCTCACCAGCGTTTACATGGCCAAGCATGACATCAAGGATTACAGCGCAGCCTTCAAGCTGGTCTGTGATGACCCTGACAATGCCGAGCTGAAACGCCAGTACGCGGAGGCCAGCTGATGTCTGATATGGTCAATGTCGTATCCCGCACCGCGCAAGCGGCCCGGGACATGCGGACGATGCAGTACACCATTCAGCGAGCGGTTGCGGCCGGCACTTGCGACATCGCGTCGCACGCTGCCGCCACACACGTGCTCGGGCCGATGGGCGTGCTGATCAACAAACCCGATTCTGGTCAGGCCGCGACCATCGCCTACGCCGGCGAAGTCAAGGTCGTTGCCGGTGGCGCCGTCACCGCCAATTCCAAAATCACCACCAATGGGTCAGGGCGCGCCGCTGATGCAGCCTCCGGCAATATTGTCATCGGTACCGCTCTCGAGACTGCGGCCACCGACGGCGAAGTTGTCCGGGTGCTGCTTGAGCGTCCCACGCCTCTGGTCCGGACATAGGAGGGGATGATGTTAAAGTCAACTCTGAAAAAGTACGGTACCCCTTCCGGCGGCGACGCTCACATGGATGTGCCGCTCTCGAACATGGCGGTGCGCGCCTTCAACGATAACGTGGATGACTTCATCGGGGCAAAGTTGCTCCCGGCCGTTCCGGTCGGCAAGCAATCCGATAAGTACTACACGATCAGCAAAGGCGCCTTCCTCCGTACCCAGACGGCACTCCGGGCACCCAAGACCAAAGCCCGCCGGGTCGAGTTCGATGTCAGCTCCGATGCCTTCTTCGCCGACAACTACGCGTTGGCCAATGAGAACGCTTTGGAAGACCTCGCCAATGCCGATATGGCGATCCAGCTGCGCGAGAACAGCGTCAGCCTGATCACCACCGACTTGCTCCGCTCGCAGGAAGATCGCATCGCGACCTTGCTGACGACCGCCGGCAACCTCGGGTCGGGTACGACCTTGACCGGTGGAAATCAGTGGACTGACTTCAGTGCCTCCGATCCGATCGCCGACGTCACCACCGGCCACGCCTATATCCGGGCGCAGACCGGTCTGGTCGCCAACACCATGATGATGGATTACGACACGGCTCAGATCGTGCGCCGTCATCCCATGCTCTTGGATATGTACAAGCATACCCAGTCCGGCATGGTGACGATGGAAAACCTCCGCGACGTTTTCGGCGTCAAGGAAATTCACATCGGCATGGCGGTCAAGGCAAACGAACTCGAAGGCGGCGCCTCCTCGATCACGAACATCTGGGGCAACAACGTGCTCCTGGCTCACATCGGGCCGGCCACCGGGCTGCAGACGAAGTCGCTCGGTCTTCGGTTCAATTGGCGTCCGGCGGGTTTCCCGGCTGACTTCCAGGTTGAGCGCATGACCATCGCCGGTGCTGGCACCGAGAAGGTCGAGGTCATCGAGGCCGGCCACTTCCAGGATGAGAAAGTCGTTGCTCCCGAGCTCGGCTACCTCATCGTTGACCCCCGCGGTTAATCATGGAACTGGTGTTCACCAAGGACGTTCCTCGTGGTAATGGGAAGTGGAAGGCAGGCGATGTCTTCGACTATCCCCAAGCCACTTGGGACCAAATTGCGAGGTCGCTTGGCAAAAAGCTCGGCAACTTCACTCGCACCGTTACGGAGGCAGCGCGCATCAGCGTTGCCTCCGATCGGACCCCGGCCAAGGCGAAAGCCAAGGCACCGCGCAAGAAAGCAGTATAGGAGAGCGGCATGTCTGGTAAGACCAATGACCAACTCTACAATCCGCTTATCCATGGTGCTCTTCACGGCAACCTCGATGGCGGGCCGAACAGCAACGAGCCTGCCTTTGGGCGGACTTCGGTCGCTTCGGGTGATGTCTCAGTCACCGTCTCGACTGCTCTGGTGAACTCGGACAGCATCATCCTCGCGACGATGCAGTCCGATACGCGTCAGAACAGCGGCGCAGCTGGGCCAATCGAAGTGTCATCCATTCGCAGCGGCATCTCTTTTGATTTAGCGATGGCGGATGGTGTTGCGGCTCGTGATGCCGCAACCACCGTCATGTGGGCCTTGATCCGTACCACGCAGGGTTAAGACCATGCCACGGAAAACCGTTGACACAGAGACAGCGACAGTCCCCATTAGCGGGAGCGGTCTGGTGTCAGGTAACTTCTCGATTGCCGGGGCAAGGGAACTTGCCATCGTTGCCCCGGCACTCACTTCCTGTCAGGCATTCCTGCAAGGGAATTTTGACACAACCTCAGCTGGCTTTGTCCGCATTGCTGAGATGGATGGCCAAGGAGATTTCACTTGGACAGTTGGCATCGGTGGCGTTGCTCTTTCGGCCGAAGTTTTAAAGCCCTTTGAATATGGCCGGATTGAACTTGATATTGACCAAGCTGCCGCACGCGATTTCAAAGTGGTGCGGAAGCTTTAATGAACCATGAGAAAGGTAGAAAAATGCGAGATGCATATGATATCGTCATGCTGGTGCCCGGCATGGCCTTTGACGGGAGCACCTTAAAGACCAAGTCTTTGGGCGGCTCCGAAACTGCGGGCCTATGTATGGCTCGTGAACTGGCAGCGATGGGTCATCGCGTCATTGTCTTTTCAAACACACCCGAAATCAGCACTCACGATAATGTGGTCTACATGCCGCAGGATCGCTGGGAGATTTATTCCAAGTCGACGCCTCATGATATCAACATCGTGCAGCGCCAGCCCACCGCCTTCCAAAACCGTCTGGCCTCCAAAGTCAATATCCTCTGGCAACATGATATGGCGACGGGTCGTATGAGCGATCACTTCAAAGCGCCAAGCTGGAACATCGACCGCGTCATGGTGCTCTCTGAATTCATGCGCAAGCAGTATTCCGATGTATACGGCTTCGGCGAAGACGATCCGATCTGGTGGAGCACGCGCAACGGCATCGACCTCAAGTTGATTGATGATGCCCCCGGCGGCGGGCGTGATCGCAAGCATCTTATATATGCCGCCCGACCCGAGCGTGGCCTTGATGTCATGCTCGACAAGATCATGCCGGCGCTCTGGGAGATCGATCCCGAGTATCGCCTCACGGTGTACGGTTATGAAAATCCTGTGTCTCATCTGGATGGCTTCTATGGTGCCTTAGCCCAACAGATGGATGAGATGGGGGATCGTGTGAAGCACGGAGGGCACCTGACAAAGGCCGAGCTTTATGCGGTCCATAAGGCCGCGGGCGTGTACGTGTATCCGACACCGAGTCCGTTCAGTGCAGACTTCCGGGAAATCTCATGCATCTCCGCCATGGAGGTTCAAGCTTGCGGCCTTCCCATAGTTACAAGCCGCATCGGGGCGCTCCCTGAAACCGTCGCCAAAGGTGCCGGCACCCTGATCAATGATGGCACCGCCTACGTCGAGAAGTTCGTCGCTGCCGTGGTCAAATTCGCGACCGACGATAAAGCCTTCGAGGCTGCATCGAAGGCCGGTATCAAAGCTGCCAAGGCGATGGACTGGTCTTCAGTCGCCGAAGAATGGACGTTGGGCTTCGACAAGTTGTTCGATGAGCTCAACGATGATCCGGTTCGGCTGGCCTATCATTTCTACAAACGGTCAGACATCTTTGCCGCCAAGGCGGCGCTGGAAGGTCAGACCGGGCAGGGCGCTGATCGCTTGAGTGGTCTGATTGACCAGCACTACCCGTTCATCGTAAGCCAAGAAGCGTTCAACGAGCATTATCTTTCAAATGGTTTAAATACCTCAGCGTACCTTGACAAGCTCGAGGCGACGCCGGATATGTTTGATGGATCCAACGAGCGGCGCTTCAGGGACATCGCTGATCGCATCCGGTTTGAAATGCAAACCAACGAAGACGGGGATCTCCCTGATTTCAAGATGCTCGAGTTTGGCTGCGGGCATGGCTGGTCGTCGATCTTCTATGCCAACACACTGGGCTGTGAAATCACCGGCGTCGATATTGATCCCGGTGCCATCGCGGCATGTGAACGCTATGCCCAAGAGTTTGCCAATGCTCCTGCCAACCTCGAATTTCTCGTCGGCGACGATGAGATCGAGCTGATTGAAGAGTATGATGTGCTCTTGATCAGTGAAGTGCTTGAGCATGTGATTGAACCGGCAACGGTTGTCGAGCGGCTCGAAAAATTTATCAAGGCTGGCGGTCTGGTTTTGATCACCACGCCATTCGGTCCCAGTGAGATTGGCACTCGCAACTGGTACGAGTTCCGGAATCATATCTGGGAACTGGAGCTTGCTGATCTGGCAGAGATGTTCAAAGGCAAACCTGATCTGGCGGTCGATGGATCGCCCGAGCGCAAGTGCGATGTCAACGGCGACGCTGTCGGCTACCATTTGACTTGGTACAAAGCAGATCACGAGCCCATCAAACCCATCGACCTCGATCGCAAGCTGCGGCTTCAGCGACCGCGCCTGACCGTGTCGGCAAATATCATTGCCGGCCCGGGTGCCGAGAAGTCAATCCTTTGGGGCATCGATGCCGTCAAGGAATTGGTCGATGAGATCGTGGTGGTCGATACCGGCCTTTCTGATCTGAGCAAGATCATGCTCGCAACGGTGCCGACTGTCCGCATCATCGAAGGCTCGGATCCAATCCAGCATGGTTTTGAAACGCCGCGCAATGAGGCGCTTGATGCTAGCTGGACTGACATGATCCTCTGGTTCGATACCGATGAGCGGATTGTCGATGCCCAGAACATCACCAAGTATATGCGCCAGTCGCATTGGGTCGGGTTCGGTCTCAAGCAACACCACTTCACCGTCGATGGGCACTTCGATCCCGATATGCCGGTCAGGCTTTTTAATCGCACTGCCACGCCTGACGGCAATCCGATCAGGTTCTACGGCATGATCCACGAGCACCCGGAAGCCGGCATGAATAAAGGGCCGGGGCCAGTGCTGATCGTCACTGATGTCAATATAGGCCATACCGGATACATGTCTGAGAATATCAGGCGCAACCGGTTTGGCCGCAATACGCCGCTGGTCAGAAAAGATATCGAGACCTACCCTGATCGCCTGCTGCAAAAGCATTTCGTGATCCGGGATATGTGCCTGCTCAACCGCTACCTTTATCAAGGTAATGGCGGGCAGGTCACGGCCGACATGGCGGGTCGCGCCAGAGAGGCGTGTGCGATGTATCGCGAGCACTTCCTCGCCCAGACAAAGCTGGTCGGCATCGATACCTTATCATATTACACCGAGTGCTTGGTGCTGCTTGGTGAGGGCATCGATGTGAGCTTCGATCTGAATGTCAATCGTGACGGTGTCGGCGATGTGATCAATGGTCACGGGACCCACGCCCGCTTCGCCGACGCTGATGAAGCGATCGTTGAAATCACCCATCGCCTTGATCAGAAGATGGAACGCTTTCAGACCGGGGAGTGGTAATCGATGGCCTTGACATACACAAGCGTTGACCGCATCCATACCATGGTGCCGCAGATTGGTTCTTTGTCAACTTTGACATCTGCGCAGACGGTTGAGCTTGCCGAGTATGGCGAGGCTGAATTGAATGCCCGTATCGTCAAGATGTATTCCGTGCCGGTGTCTGGAACAGTCCCGCTGCTTCAGGCGCTGGCAACGGATCTTGCCACCTATCAAGTCTTGGCGAAGCGGGTATTCACCAACGAGCGTTTGAAAGACAGCGCGTGGCCTGATCGTTTTAAAGAGGCGCTCGAAACTGCTGACAAGATTGGCGATGGCGATCTTCTCTTGACCGATGAGAATGGCGATGTCATCGGGGCCAATACTTCCACTTCACAGCTGAAGACGACCACCGATGGTTTCACGCCAACCTTTACCGACAGTATCAACTTCAAAGACATGACCCACGATCCTGACAAGGTCGAAGCGCAGCAAGACGAGCGCGGCAATGGTTACTCGAGGCTGGTCACATGATCGGCGTATCAATCAACGTGACTGGTGCAAAGCGCAAGCTGCGTAAGATGCGCAACCATATCAATGCCCGGCAGATCCTCCAGTCGATTGGCAATGCCCATCTGTATTGGATTGGCCAGAACTTCAAGGCTGAGGGCTCGTTGGGCGGAGCTCGCTGGCAACCCTTATCAGCGCGCACGCTTTCGCAGCGGCGCATGCATGGTCGAGGCGCCAAGATCCTTCGAGATACTGGCCGGCTCTCAATGTCATTTGTTTCGGGCGGCAGCGATAATATCTTTGCCGTCGGCCCGCAGCATGTGACCGTTGGCACGCAAACCCAGTACGCCCAACAACATGAAGAAGGCATCGGCGTGCCGAAACGTAAGATGCTGCCCTCAAGAATTCGTGCCAAGATAATCGCCAAGCAAGAATTGCAAGCGGTCTACAATATGGCGGCAAGGTAATGGCGCGCATCGAT